ATTGTTGGGGTAGTTTTTACCCATACCCATTTGTATCTAAAGAGTTTCAAATTACTTGCACCAAGTAAAATAGTAAATTTAGCATTGGCAGTCAGCACGATAGCACCATTATCTTTGATCACTCGCTCATACTCTTGCCAAAGCCTACCCATATCAATGATCGAATCCCATTCGCAATCAGTCGTACCATAAGGCAAATCACATAAGATCATATCAACGGATTTGTCTGCTATTGTTGGCAGTAGCTCAAGGCAATCGCCTAAAAGTATCTTATTCATTTGTTTTTCTCCTGTTGTCTTGCTTGAAGATGCCTAACCTATTGGCTCTCTCTCGTGCAGATACATGACTAACGCCTAAAGTCTTGCCTATCTCCACCCAATTCAATCCCTGTTCAACTAAGCTTTTAAGTTGATCAGCATCGCTTTTCTTTCTCTTTGTGTACTTTTTGATAAAACCAAGCTCAGCGGCTCTACGATGAGCAGTGTAGTCGCTAACACCTAAAAGCCTACCTATCTTTATCCAACTCAATCCCTGCTCAACTAAGGTCTTGAGCTTTTCAGTGTCAATAAAAAATCGTTTGGTTTGCTTGCTAAGGCCAAGCTCTATGGCTCTCAATATCACAAGCTGTTTACTCACATTTAGCTTTTTGCCTATCTCTTGCCAAGTTAAACCTTGGTCAATCAATGCTTTGAGCTCATCAATGTTTAAATGTTTTTTCTTTCTAGTTCCACTTGAGATAGTAACATAGATACCGTTCTTTTTAGCAAATTCTCGCATGCAGTGATCACTCACTCCAAAGGCATCAGCGATCTTTTCCCAAGAGATTTTTTGCTCAACCATTGATTGAATTTTAGCAATATCGAATTGCATTGACGGTCTTCGTTTGCCTTCCTTTTTCCAATAAGTCGCTTGAAGATCGCGCTTTCTCCGATTATCTTGCTCGATCTGATTTTCTATTTCACAAAGCCTTTCATCTAGCTCAAAAGAGCCTGCAGTATTTTTAAAGCCATGCTTTACACTTCGAACATCAAGATAAAAATTTAAGTCGCTTTTCATGTTGTTTTCCTAAAAGTTAAGTTTTTTGATGATCTTTACAGACCTTTGGCCGATTTGTCCTGTTTTGGCTGTGATGTCATTGACCATGCTAGGAAGGTCGCTATCTCTCCAACTCCAATTGATCACATCGTACCTGAGAGCATCTAGTGGATCCTCTCGACCGTCTTTTTTAGGCATCTCTTTGCCATCCCAAGCATAAGAAACGATTGCCTTTCTAAAGCTGTTGCCTGTGGCATGCTCTCCACGATCCCACACCTCTTTAGTGCATAGGATTTTTCTTTGATGGATCAACCTCTTGAGCCTTTGAACGCCGTTCATGATATCAACACGAATAGGATCAGTTACCCACCTAAATGGCATTCCTATACCACCTTTCTCTGGAGGCTGTTTGAGCTCAATAAAAGCAGATTGAGCAGTACGATCTGATCTAGCACTGCCTGCCTTATCACCACATGCACCATCTAGCAAGATGCGATTGGGATAGAGATGTGCAAGCTCACGAGGACAAGCTGTTTTTAAAATCTCTTTTGCGAGTTGGCTTAGAGTGATCTCTTGGGGATTGATCTCAGCACAAATGACATCTGCTTGAAGATGTGGATCATGTGCCAAAATCAAAACGGAAGGCTTTCTAAAGCCAAAGTCGACTGCAATACGAGCGCTCATTGATGGATCATATTGCCATCCCTCGATCACATGCGAATGCGTCCACTCAGAAAAGACAATGCCTTGAGGTGGACGAGGTTGATTTTCCACCATGGCAAGGCGTTCGATCTCAGGCAAATTCTTGACCGCTTCAAACCAAGCATCACTCAAGTTGGCTTTGTTGACATGGCTTGAGTGTAGGATCGGTTGGCAATTTGCTCTTTCTGCAAAAGCTACCCACCAAGCATCCCAAACAGGAAGACCGACCATAATTAACTTTGGTGATGGACCTGATCTTAGGCGGCCTAAAGTCTTCTGTGCTACCTCTTCGGATAGTGTTTGACACTCATCGATCAAAGCAAGACCTGATGTTATGTTAAGACCTTCAAGAGGGTTATGTGTGGCATCTCTTGTACCTGGTCTGAAATAAGATCGTGTCCATACGACATGACCATTTGGTGCTTGCCATTTGCCGTCCTGTTGGTGATATTGCCATCCATAAGGCACAAGCCACTTTTCAAGTTCTGGACCTAAAACAGATCGATATCTTGGAGTTGTATCAGTCACTAAAAGGCTCGATTTATTTGGGTGCAGTTTGCTCCATGTCCATAGAGCAAAGACAAGTGCTGATGTTTTGCCGCTCCCCCAACCTGCACGAACGGCAATAAATGGGTCGTTTGAATAAATCAGCTTATCAATCAGATCAACCTGTAAAGGGTTAAGATTGAGTTTTAGATCAGTCTTCTTCATCGTCTATCTCATCAGGTAGCTCATCAGGTAGCTCATGCTTGATCTCAATAGCTTGAGCGTGTTTTTCTTTTTGCACCTGCTGGATCACATTGATGATAACTTTATTGTCATCCCCTCGTGTATTCATATCAATCGTTTGCTTTTCCCCAAATTCTGCAGGGAATTTACGAGCTAGAAGCCATTGGGAGGCTCGCACATCATTCTCAGCATGTCGTTGAATGTTTTGAAGATGCTTGACCTTTAAAGAGATTTCAGCTCTCTTGATATCAGCCACCAATTCGGGGTCTGCTCTCATCCATCCATTCCAAGTGCTGTAGGCAACACCGACAAAAGAGAGTGCATCAGTCTGAGAAAGGCCTTGAGAAATATATTCAAGCACTTGCTCGGTTAACATCAGCCTTTTCTTTTTTGCGAGGTCTGCCTTTTCCTCGTCTGTTTTTTTAGCTGGCACAATGGCGTTTTTGCTAGTCTTCGAATCGACCGTATCAATTTTATCAACGGTCTTTTTAGGTGCTGGAGCTTGTCTATTCTTTGCCATGATCAACCTCTTTCAATAATCTTCGCAGTGATTTTCTCAATAGCATCATCATCATCGATCTCAAGGCTAAGATCAATCTGATCTCGATTGAGGCCATCAAGCAGGAGTTTTTCAGCTAGTTTTGAGACCTTGATTTTATGCCTATCGCTGATCGTATCCAATAGGTTGATCAGCTTAGTTGATATATAAAGGCTCAAGATAGATTTGCGATCTTTAGCTTTCATTAAACAATCACTCTTTCAGCTGTGACTGTCCAATAGGTTTTGCCTTCAGCTTCTCTTGATGTCATCTTGCCTACAATTGTGATGAGATCACCTTTCTTTACCTGTTCTTGAACGATCTTTGATAGGCCGTTCCATGCTTGCACATTAAACCATGTTGTTTGAGGTTGATCTTTGTATTTCTCGGTATATGCGACACTGAAATTTGATACTTGAGCAGTATCTGAAATAACTTTGACGGTTGGGTCTTGACCAACACGACCAATTAAAGTGAGAGAGTTAAGCATTCTTATTGCCTTCCTTTAGTTGTGAGTAGATGTTTGAAATACGATTATTTTCAAGTCTTGCCATAAGTTGAGCCTCAACATCATCTGAGTGATCATCTACATGCTGATTGATCAGTGCATCAATATGCAATCGCAAGGCCTCTTTTTGAGCAGGGAAATGCTCAAGTGCAGATGAAATCACTTGATCAATTACGAGCAGTCTTGAAATTAAAGTCGTGTTAATCATTTTTTTCTCCTTAGTGGTGTTATATAAACACATCAAAAACTATAATATTATATAATATTATAAATCTTCTCACAAAGAAAGGCAAATATGAAAAAGATCGTATCAGACGGATTTGTTGAATATGTCGATCACATGGGATCAGACCTATCTGTGGTCAATGCCGCTCGTGTGAGCTTTGCATCTATCTCCACATCATGGACGGATAGAGATGGCAAGCTCTTAAAATATCTTTGGGATCATGAGCACACATCACCATTTAGGCATTCAAGCATTTCATTCCGAATTAAAGCACCTATATTTGTTTTAAGACAATGGATGAAGCACCAAGTCGGTTGTGCTTGGAATGAGCAATCAGCAAGATATACTGAGATCAAAGAAGGCTTTTATTATCCCGATCATTTCAGACTACAAGACACAAAAAACAAGCAATCATCGATAGGATCGCTATCAGATGCAGAGGAAGACCAAGCTTTGATCTTGATTGATGAGGTCTACAATTTGGCATATGGCAATTATCAACAATTGCTCAAGATGGGAGTATGTAGAGAGCAAGCTCGCATTGTCTTGCCTGTTGCCACTTATAGCGAATGCATCTGGACGGCATCAACACAATCAATCATGCACTTTTTACGATTGAGACTCGATGAAAACGCACAGTTTGAAATAAGAGAATATGCTCAAGCAATATATGATATAACTTTAGGCATCTTCCCTAAAACCATGGAGCTGATCCAATGCACTGCCTTCGATGCCAATCAAAAATAAACTCACCTTTAGCAGGCTCAAGTGTTGAGTACCACTATTGCAAAAGTTGTCGCTCGATCTTTGATGAAAGAGCAATTATCATTTCATACGATGATATCTCATACGATGAAAGTTGGGATGACATCACCAAAGACGAGGATGATGATGAATAGCTATTTTGATGTT